ATCCGTTCCCTTTCCGTCCTGGCTTACACCGTTGAAAGCCGCCTCCAGTCTGCGCCGGTTCTTGCTGCTGCCGTCGATATCGTGACTACCAGCGCCAGTAGCATGATGTGAGGGATAAACATGAAAGCGTTCGTTACCTATCTGAAAAAAGAATCTCCGGCCATGCAGTTGGCCAGTGGGTCAACTGGCTGGCTTGAGCTGCCAAACGGCCAACGCTGGAACCCTGGCCACCAGTACAAATTCAATGCCCGTTCGTCTCGTCGTCCATGGTGGTTTGGTTTGTTCAGGATTATCAGGGGGCGTCATGGCCATTAGCGAAAAGCAGCAGGAAATTGGCCTTAAGTGGCTGGGTAATATCCGCCGTAAATACTGGAGTGAGAAAAGCGAAGCCGCCGAATGGTGGGACAAATTAACACCAGAATGGCGCGGGGTTGTTTTACATGCGGCCGCAGTTGCTTCCGGAATGGACGTTTTCAAAGCCCATCTGAGCAAATGCTACTGGTCAGAGTTATTCGAACGCCTGGACTACCGGGCAATGATTCAGCTGCGCCAGGGCATATCCAGGGCGCGTCTGACGTTTGAAGGGTTCGGGAGTCTGAGCGACAGCGATTTTTCAAAGCGCAGCGCTAACCGCCAGGTGAAAAAGGCACATCCGATCCACAGCAGTAATGGCGTGCAGATGATTATCGCGCCTCATATCGTTCATAAGATGCAACAGCAGGAGAATCATTAATGTCCATTATCTCTGTAAACGCCAAAGAACTGGGGCAAGAGCTGGCTGCGTGGGGCGTTCCACACAATTACGCCATTCTCTTTCTGGAGAAAAGCACCGTTAAAAATGGTCGTGTGGCCTTACATCCGTTTTTCTTTAATGACACCGAGCACATGACAAACAAACGCCACTGGCTGGCCGTGAATGTTGCGTACTGGTGCTGTGTCTATCGTGAAGCGGAAAGCCAATACCAGCAGGTTGAAGCGCTGGCCAGCATTCGTTCCATGTATTACATCGCCGGGTCATTGGGCGCTGGGGAAGTCAAAGCGCTGATCCAGGAGTGGTGGCGCAACACCTACGAGCTGCACCAGATACCCGCGCCGAGCTACTCAGCCGCGCCCGTTACCGTCTCTTTCCACTAATTAACTGCCTGAATTTTTGGCCATCCCTGCGGTGGCCGGGGATTCTTTTGCCCTGAGGAAACCAAAATGCAAACAACACGCATGTTTTTACCCGTCAACCAATCCGGTACTGACCTGCTGGCAATGCTGGCAAAAGCTACTGAGGAAGGTAAAGCGGCCTCCGCCGATCTGTGTTCTGCCCGTCTGGATAAGCTGGCCGCGTATGCCGCTAACGAAGGTTTAAGCGCTGCCGAAATCGTAGAGCTGATCCGTGAGGAAGCCGCAGCCATTTGCAGTAAAGGCGGTGCAGCATGGCAGTAAAAACGCCTCTTAAATGGGTGGGCAGCAAAGTCCGCCTCATGCCGCAGCTGCGTGACCACTTGCCGGAAGGTAAGCGCCTGGTTGAACCGTTCGCGGGTTCCTGCGCCGTCATGATGAATACGGACTATGACGAATACCTGATCGCTGACCTGAACCCGGATTTAGTCAATCTGTATAAGGCGATGGCCTACCATACTGACGCGTTTCTTGTGGAGCTTGAAGCCCTGTTTTCTGCCGGGGCGTTAGGTGAACAGGAGAGCCGCGCCATTTTTTATTATGCCGTCCGGGATGCGTTCAATTTGTCGGGAAAGGCGCTTGGGGCTGAAAGCGTTGAAGCCGCTGCCCGTTTCATGTACCTGAACCGCCACGGCTTTAACGGGCTTTGCCGTTACAACCGCCGTGGCCAGTTCAATGTCCCTTTCGGGAAGTACAAAAAAAATTATTTTCCGCTTAAAGAAGTCCGCGCATTTGCTGAAAAGGCAAAGCGTGCAACGTTCATCACCGCGCATTACTCCGAAACGCTTGCGCTGGTTCGTGCCGGGGATGTGGTCTATTGCGATCCGCCATACCTGACGGAATCAGGAAATTTCACCTCATACACTGAAAGCGGCTTTTCACATCTTGATCAGGGGCGGCTGGCCAGAAAGCTGCGCCGTCTCGCTGAAAAAGGCGTGAGTGTTGTTGCGTCAAACAGCGATCTGGAAATGGTGCATTACCTTTACGCCGGGTTTGAGGCGATGAAAGTCAAAGCGCCACGCAGTGTTGGTGCCGCAGCTGCAAGCCAGAAATCTGCCGCAGAGCTGATCCTGAAATCACCAGTTTCCACAGCCTCCAGCGCTGGGGTGGTGGCGAAATGATGACTGAACCCATGACCGGACTGTATGCGCTCACGGTATTTGCGGCTTTCATCTTCTTTTCCTGGGAAGAGCGCCGGGACGCGGAGACTTCAGATGATGCAGACTTTATTTTGGTCGCTATCTCTTCCCTCGTCTGGCCTGTACTGGTCGCGGTATGTGTCGCTGCTTACATGATTAATGCCTGGAAGAAGTGGGTTAATCGTGACTGATCTGTCTCTTGCTGGTCAACATCATGCCATCGATATCTGGCGGCGTGATACTTTTGCGCCAGGAACGCCAGCGAATGCAACAATCACAGAGCGCCGTTTGTGGGCAGTTAACCCACAGGACTACGAATGGCGCTCACAGTTCCTTCATGAGATACCCGACTGGCTAGCCGGGTATTTTGGCAACCGTTACGAAAAGCTGTTTGCTGGTCGTGACGGCCGCCGCCGTGCCAATACATTCCTGCGCAAAACAATCGGTGAGAATGTATTGCCACGTCTGCGGAAAGTGGCTGCGCGTTACCAGCTGGCCGCTGATGTATTCGATCTCCCTTTTGGCAAATCATTGCAGCGTTTGCCGTCGCTTGACCGTACCGATCTCAAAAAGCTGTCTGGCCAGGTCTCTGGCTGGATAGCTCAGATGTTTTATGACTTCACCGACACGCTGAAGGGTAAACCCAAAGACGAAAAGGAAATGCGCCAGCGCACGCTGGAGGCTTACCGCAAACTCTGTTCACTTTCCCTCATGCTGAACAATCAGCCGCCGTACTGGGCAGAGCACGAAGCCAATGATGGCCACCTGGAAACCCGAAAGGCGGAGTCCGGGATTTTGCGTCTCATGGCACCGGAATGGTGGTATCAGCGTCTGAAGCGTGCCCGTGATCTTCAGCGTGAGCACCTGGCCATCGCCGTTGGCCAGGTGCAGAAATCTGCAAGCGCTTATGTATCGCGCAAAACCCTGGGCGAATGGATAGACCAGAAAAAGCGCAATCTGGAATTTTTCAAGAAGTTTGATCTGATGGACGATGAGGGCAACCGCATTGCGCTGGACAGTATGGTTCATCGCAGTGTGGCTAATCCTGCGATCCGTCGCTGTGAACTGATGGTTCGAATGAGAGGATTTGAAGATATGGCAAATGAAGAAGGGCTGGCTGGTGAGTTTTACACAATCACCGCGCCATCACGTTATCACGCGGTACACAGTAAGGGCGGCTTTGTGTCTCAGTGGAATGGCTTAAACCCACGGGACACGCAGCGTTATTTGTGCAACGTCTGGGCAAAAGCACGTGCGGCGATCTCCCGTGCCGGTATTCATGTTTTTGGTTTTCGCGTGGTGGAACCGCACCACGACGGAACACCGCACTGGCATATGTTGCTGTTTATGCGACCGCATGACGTTGAGACGGTGCGCGATATTCTTTGCTATCACGCCAGGATTGCCGATTCAGAAGAGCTTCAGACACCCAACGCGCTTAAGGCGCGTTTTCACGTTGAGCCTATCGATCCCGCTAAAGGTTCGGCAACGGGTTATATTGCTAAGTACATCTCAAAAAATATCGACGGCTTTGCGCTCGATGGCGAGCAGGATGAAGAAACAGGGGAAAACCTGCGCGATATGGCCAAATCCGTATCGGCCTGGGCATCCCGCTGGCGGATTCGCCAGTTTCAGCAAATTGGTGGTGCGCCTGTGACTGTATGGCGTGAGTTGCGCCGCCTGGGCGATCAGCGCCTGACTGACAGCCGTATGGATGCGGTGCTGGCAGCGGCTGATGTCGGGGACTGGGCGGCCTATACCCAGTTGCAGGGCGGCGCACTGATTGCACGTCGCGATCTGGTTGTACGTCTGGCCTATGAAATCACTGAACAGGGTAACGAGTACGCAGAAGATGTTCAGCGTGTGCAGGGTATCTATTCGCCTTTGATCCCTGATTCCGAAGTTTGCACCCGTCTGGTTAAGTGGCAGAAGGTTGCGAAGTTGGCCGAAGCGCCAGCGGAGGCGGATTTTTCTGGCGGCAGCGCCGCCCCTTGGAGTTCTGTCAATAACTGTACGGAGGGGGGAACCCGGAGACGGTTAAAACTGGAACTGAACCAGCGAGGGTTTGCCGGAACAGATGATGAAATCGACATTCTGAAGCGGGGAGGCGGTCTTAAATTTGGCCGTTCTGCCCTGATTTACAGGGAGGGTCGGTTGCAGGAGAAGCGGAACAATCCGGAAGATGAACAATGGCCAGGCTGGCAGTGATAGCTTGTAAGTGTGTGATATCTAATAGCTAAATTATTAGTTGCATCAATAATGATTTCACATATTGTGCTTTTAGGTGTACTGTATGCTTATACAGTATTTTGTTATTTTGTGGAGGCTGCATGGATATCTTAGAGGCATCAGTAAAGCTGGAGCGCATCGAACTACTGGCAAAAATAGCCCATGCAAGTGAGATGAGTTCGAAGGAAAAAACTATTGCCTTAACTTGGATCGGTGAAATTGCTGAGGAAATGCGTTGCGTGGTCAGGGGGGAAATAAAAAACCCCCGTAGCGGGGGTGTTTCAGGCAGCGGGTGCAGCCTTCAATAAATCCAGAGCCATTTGCTTCTGGTCGGGTGACAAATTTTTGAGCAATGTTTGCACCAAAGAATCACCCGTTTTAGCGCTGGGGCTGAGAGTGTGGGAAAACGTCAAATTCATAACAAAAGTGTGCCCACACTCCACATCAGCACAGGCGCAGTAAATGTCTGCAATCTGGCGGTGCTTCCGGTTAGTCTTGCGAATCACAGCCTTTGAGCCACATTCAGGGCATTCAATTTTCAGGACTCTCATATTCCGCTCTCCAGCTGTTAAATAATGCCTGGATTTTAGCCTTTTTTGTCTCATGCTGCACCCTTCTCCGTTGTTTCCGTTGCGAAATTCAGATGCAGGTGGCGCGGGATTTCCGGATCGCTGTTGATGGCCATTGCCAGGCGGCGCTGAATGGGCAAGACTTCATTCTTTTTGTAGGTGCGTTCAACCTTTTCCGGGTCGCCCAGTCCGGCAGTGTTCTGCGGAACGATACCCGCCAGCCCGGCCGGGAAGCGGTGCGCGTTCAGAATGTCCTGGGCGCTGATGTTCTTCACACTCGCAAACTCATCTTTGGCCGAAATATCCCCCATCTCAATAAACTTGATCGCGTCCCCGTCGCCGCCAGGGATATTCACCAGGATGGTGGAGAAGTTGCCGATCCCCTTGCTGTCCCGCAGCTGCTGTTCAATCTCTTCCTCCATTTCGTCCGTCATGCTGGGGTCACGGGTATACAGAATGCCGCCCGTGTGAGCGCCGTTGTGGTAGTAGCGACGGCGGAAAATGACCGCCTCACTGTTCAGCAGGGCAGAATGAACGCCGCCGATGTAGTCCGGCAGACCATAGATGTGCTGCTGCGGGTCATACATCTTTATGAAAATGATATCGTCAGGCGGAAACGCCAGCGGCTCACCTTCCTGTAAAACCACGTAATCCCCTGGCACAGTCTCCGCGTTTTCTCTCTCCTTTCGTCGGCGGAGATAAAGTCCCGGCAGCGGCTGAAGCCCGATCACGTCTCCCCAGCCATTACGGACTTTGGCCACGGCGATATCACCAAACGTCAGGTAGTCAAAAACAGCTGCCTCCAGTTCGTCGAACGTCAGGCCGCCGCCCTGATAGTCCGCCGTCACCATGTTTTTACGGGCGTGGATAATCCCGCCGTGCTGGCCGTTCAGGTTGATAAGCTGCGCCAGTGCCAGACGGTCTATCGGCTGGGTGTAGTGGTCGGCGGCGTTGTCGTACCAGATTTCCCGATAATCGGTTCCGGTAGTCAGTACCGGTTCTGGTTTGCCAAAGCTGATAATGCTCATTTTTTTGGACTTATCGCCGCGCTGTTCGCGCTTCACAAAACGTTTCTTTGTGCTCATGCTGCCTGTTTCCTTACACCCCAGCGGGATTTTGGTTTGTTTTCATAGTTGAGTGGTTCGTTATGCAGGGCGTGGGTGATTGCCCAGAATGCCTCTGCGTGGCCAGTGTCCTGGCTGCGGTCTGCAACAAAGGTCATTGCGTTACCGCTCTGCGTGGTAGTGCGCCTTACTGACATAAAGCTGGCGGGGATCTCCTTCAGGTTTTTGTCCCACTCGATACGCTGGCTTTCCACCACGTCTGCGGCCTTCAGTACCAGCTGGTTTTTGGTGTTCATGTCGTAGCGGATCGGGACAACAACTTTCATGGCAAAGTGCTGGATATTGTCAAACACCCCCTGGCCGATCCCGGTCACGTCCACGCCCAGATAAGTGAAGTTGTACTGGTCAAACAGCTTTTCGATCTGCTTTGCCTGGTAGCGGAAGTTCATGCCCTTCCAGTAAATCACCTTTAGCACGCGGAATTTTTCTACGGCGAACATAGGCGGGGCGACAATCACGAAACACGACAAATCGCCGCTGCGTGCCGGGTCAAAACCGCCCCATACTGGCCTGTCACCAAACGGCCGTTTTGCGTCCGGGTCGTGATCCTGCCAGGTGTCCACCTCCACGCCGCACGCTTCCAGGTCGGAAAAGCTGAACACGGAATCTTTGCTGTCCACGAACACGCACATATAAAGCATGTCGAACGTGGCGGTGTTGTAGCGGTTGCGCAGCTTCTCTATGTTTGCCAGGTTGAAGCCACCCGCAATGGCATCTTCCATGGTGATGACATAACGCCACTGGCCATCCGGACAGAGCCGGCCGCCGTCCCGCATTTCATCGAACAGCGGAAATTTGATGGCCGCACGTTTCTTGCTGCCCTGTTTCCACTCTTCACCCGTCCAGAACGGGTACGCCTGGTGCGTTTTGGCCGATGGCGTGGAAAAGTAGGTGGTTCGCCATTTGTCATGGGTGGCCATCGCGCTGGCCACTTCATTGAGTTTTGCGAAGTTGGGCACCCAAAAATATTCATCGCAGTAAAGATGGCCGCTGTATGACTGTGCGGTGTTTTTGTTGGTAGACAGAAAACGCAGCTCTGCGCCGTTGCTTAAGCGGATCGGGTTCCCGGTCAGTGTGATACCGAAATACTGTTCAGCAATGTTCACGATGTAAGACCGGAACACTTCAGCCTGTGCTTTGGACGCGGACAGGAAGATTTGCGGATCGCCCGTCATTACCGCGTTTTCGAATGCTTCAAACGCAAAATACCAGGTTGCACCGATCTGGCGGCTCTTCAGGATGTTCCTGACAAGCTGCCCAATGTTGCGGCGCAGGTGTTTCTGATATTCAAAAAGATGCTCTTCAGCCCAGGTGTCAAAATCCTCCTGGGTAAGTGACGAGATATCGTTTTTCTTGTACTTGCGTTTACCGCGGGGTTCATCCTCGTTATCCCCTCGCGCAGCTGCTTGCCGTTCTCCCTGGCTGCTGGCCAGCTTTTCTTTATGTTTATTGCTCTGGGCACGCAGCTTGGTGGCGTGAGCAATAAGCAAATCCATTTCTTTTAAATCCAGATCCGTTTTATTGTCGCGTCCGGCTAACAGCTGGTAACGGCGTTCAATTGCCTCCTCTGTACTTTCGAAACTGAGCAGGTCAGCCCATTTATATTTTTCCGCCCAGTAGTAAACGATCCGCGCATTCGGCAGATTTAATTCTGATGCAATTTCTTTTGGCGTATAACGGCGCAGATATAGAGCGCGGACAACGCCTTTTAATTCTTCTGAGTATTTAGCCATAGATTTAATTATGCCGTGGTACTGATGAAAAAACGGCGCGGTTAATTCGAGGTTGTTCGGTAAAGGCTTATAACCGAACTGTTCAGAATAAAGTGTAATGCGGGGATGTATTTAATTAGCAATAATCAAATCCACAGCAAGGGAAACAGTTAATCGACAGAGGGGGAAATATGTGTCGCATTTAAAAACTGGCTGGCTGTGTGTTGCTACTGAAGGCGATACGGTTGATGGACGAGTGCTGGAACGGCAATGGATTATTGACATGGGGGAAACCTATGACCCTAACCATTACGCTGCCTTACTCTGGCCTGAACATGAGCGCTACGCCGGAAATTTCGGTGAGGTGCTGGAGGCGATGTGGCAGGACGGTGATGACGGGCTGGCGCGGCTGTATGTCAGTCTGTGCCCGAATAAGCGCCTGATTTACGCGAATGATGAAGGCCAGTTGCTGTATTTCTCCGTAGAGCCGGAGCTGAACTGGCGCGGAGGGGAGCGCACTTATCTGAAGGGGCTGGCTGTTACTGACAACCCGGCAAGTGTAGGAACTACACGGCTGCGCTTTAGTCGGCGCAAATTAAACAAACAGGGATATTACAGTTGTGTGATTTCCCGTAACGGTAAAATTACGCAGGAAGGGAAGATGAAAAACTGGCAGCAATTATTTGGTATTAAGCCGAAGTTCGAAGATGAAAATCCGCAAAACGATCCGCCAGCAGATGATAAATTGCAGGCGCTCGCGAGTGCTCTGAACGATCTGGAGGCGCGCGTGGGTGCAATTGAAACCCAGCTTAATTCCGTGCAGGACGATGTTGATACTATTACCGAAGTCGTAGACACGGAAGAGTTCGCCGCTATTCGTGATAATGCAAAAGAGATTGTTACCCGTTTTAATGATTTGGGTAATAAAGGCGGTCAGCGTAAACAGCGCCAGGTGCCTTCCAAATCCGGAAAATTTAATTTCCTTTAATTAACCGCAACGCGAATAAGCAAAACATTTTTATTATCGCTTAATTGCGAGGGAGTCTTATGTTACTGAACAACCGTGCGCGGGAATTAATGGAGAATTATACGGCAGGGGTAGCGCAGCATTTTGGCACTAAAGACCCAGGCCGTTATTTCTCCCTGAATGACCCGCAGGAAAACGCATTGCGTCTGGCCATGCTGGAGTCTGTCGAGTTTCTGGATTGGATCACCACGCTGGATGTAGACCAGCTGAGTGGTCAGGTCATTAATGTTGGTGCATCTGCCCTTCACACCGGACGCAGCGAAAAAGGCCGTTTCGTTCGCCAGGTAGGGGTTAACGGCAATACTTACTCACTGGTTGAAACCGACAGCTGCGCGGCACTGCGCTGGGATTTGCTTTCCGTCTGGGCGAACGCCGGGAAAGAAGAAAATGAGTTTTACAACCTGGTGCAGACCTTCAGCACCCAGGCGTTTGCCCTGGACATGCTGCGTATCGGCTTTAACGGTACACACCGTGCCGCTACTACAGACCCGCTTGCCAACCCGAACGGCGAAGATGTGAACATTGGCTGGCATGAAATCATGAAAACGATGCTGGACGGTAAGCAAATCATGACCGATCCGGTAGTGCTCGATCAGGCGGGTGATTACAAATCGTTGGATGCGATGGCCTCCGATCTGATTAACGCCAAAATTCCGGCACAGTTCCGCAATGACCCGCGCCTGGTGGTGCTGGTAGGCGCTGACCTGGTGGCCGCAGAACAATACCGCCTGTTCCAGGCTGCCGACCGTCCATCAGAGAAAATCGCGGCGCAGATGTTAGGCAACACGATTGCTGGCCGAAAGGCGATTATTCCGCCATTCATGCCGGGCAAACGCATGGTGGTTACGCCGCTATCTAACCTGCACATCTACACCCAGCGCAACACGCGCCAGCGTAAATCTCGCTTTGAAGATGATCGCAAACAGTATGAGAACAGCTATCTGCGTAATGAAGGCTACGCGGTTGAAGTGCCGGAGCTGTACGCGGCTATTGATGAAGATGCCGTGACAATCGGCAAACCGTCAGAGCCAGTGGAGGGTTAAACAATGTCTCTTTCACCCGCGCAGCGTCATAACCAGCGCATTGCGATGGAACAAAAGCTGAAGCAAAGCCTGGCCGTTGGTACCACGGAAAGCATGCACCTGTTGATTAAGGCGCTGGAAACAGACGTGGAACAGGTGCGGAGCCTGCCTCTGATTGCTGATCGTATTGAGCATAAGCGCAATGTGCTGCTGCCGAAATGGGTTCCGACTGTAGAGGCGTATCTGGCCAGCGGCCAGGTATATGCCAATCCGGTTCTGGCCTGGTGCGTGATCTGGCTGTTTGACGTGGGCGATCTGGATAAGGCGCTGGAATGGGCGGATATCGCTATTGCCCAGCAACAGGCCACGCCGGAACGACTGCGCAGTAATTTCCCTACGTTCGTGGCCGATACGATGCTGGCCTGGGCGCAGGAGTCTGCGGGGCGCGGGGAAAGCATTGAGCCGTATTTCTCACGCACGTTTGAGAACGTGGCCACTAAATGGCGTCTGCATGAGCAGGTGACAGCGAAATGGTACAAGTTCGCCGGGTTGCAGCTTCTGCGCGGTGAGGATGGCCAGAAAACAGCGGCGGGGGTGGATGATGTGGAAACACTTCAGAAAGCCGATCAGCTGCTGGCCACCGCTGAACAGTATTACCTGAAAATCGGCGTCAGAACGCAGCGGCAAACCATTGCCGCACGCATCCGAAAACTGACGCAGGGTTAAAGACTACCGCAAGCCAGGCGGGCGCGGTGGAGGGCAGAAACACGATGTGAAGCTGCGCCGTGGAAACCGGACAGCCCGCCTATTTTTTCGGGGGAGCCATGTTTAGTGGAAAGCCGCTTGATTATCAGGACGAGCCGCTAAAAAACGAAGGATTCTGGCCAGACCTGAACCTGAA